GTTGGCAAACCTACTACTGAACGCTGATATCGGTGAGGTTAGGAAATCACTTCCATGTGCATTATCTGCGATAGGTGTTGTTTGTAATACATTACTGATGGTTTGGTCTTGAGTCGTAACTGGACCCGTTGATAATCCACCGAGCATTAGATGGAGTGATGTATCCGTTTGTATCTGACTCGTGTAAGGTGGTGTGTTGGTAAAACTACTACCATGTAAATTAGGTATCAATGGTTCATCACTAAACTCACCTATGGTAAATTGTGTAGGACCTGTTGAATTATGCTGTGGTATCACATATGGTAATCCAGTTCCAAATACAAAAGGATTAAAATTAGGTGATGTCAATGTAATTCTCTTTAAGGAAACATCACCACGAGTGAATTGTTTGAATATTGGTGTATTTGGTTCGTCAATATTAGATATATACATGGAACCTCTATCAAAACCACTCTCAACAGCTGTGTTTAGATTATCCAATGAGAATTGACTTGTGTAACTCGTGATTGGAGAGGTAAAGTAATCACTACCATGTGCCCCTTCAGCAACTGGCTGAGTGTTCAACTCAGATTGATAACTATCATTAAAAGGTCCTGTTAAATTTATCTGTGGAATGTTCAATGTTCTCTGAACCCCATTGAAACCTCTGATTCCACTCACACCACCAGGTGGTAATGTATTCTCTCCCTCTTGTGGTACTTGATATTCCCCATCAAAACTGTAAATTGAATTTCTCGGTGTTATTGGTAATAAATTACCATAATATGCAACTCCACCACCTATACCTGCAGTATGTTCAAATTCTCCCAATCCATAAAGAGAACCATTGTTATCCAGTATATCTCCACCATAATTTATTATAAATCTTTTATTTCCAGTAATCTGATATCCACGAACATTAAACGATTGTGGTGTTGAATTGGGGTCTATACCAAAACCCACACCATTATCAAAATCAGTATTATCAATAGGTGCATCAACCGTTCCATGTCTACCACCTAACTGTGATTGTACACTTCCGGCATTACCATAATCGGTGTACCTAAAGTTTGATAAATCTGTAAGTAAATCTACTAATCCCATATCATTACGCCATTATTACTGATTTGATAAACCCTTCACCAGCCTTAGCACCTTTCTTGGTGTTCTCGGCTATCGGGCCATCTTCACTCAATAGTGAAATCATCGTATCGAGTTTCTCATTTTGTTTCTTTAATTCTACTTCCACATTGTTTTCCTCATCAGCTCCACCACCACCACCGAGTAACATACCAGCTCCCATGGCCATTCCACCCAATACCATCAATACAGGTAAAGCTGGTAGTAATGCCATTGCGGCGACTGCGAAGGCTCCCAATCCAATAGCCAATACTCCAAATGCGGCTCCTAAAGCCATTATTGAAGTTCCTATGGATACTAATTGAGACATAACAGGAAAAATCTTTGTTAAACCACTTGCCAATATATCAAAACCCTTACCGATGGCCTGTATGGCTATTCCTAATATTAATAGTGACGATGCTATAACTAACATCGCTGCCGCTCCTGCTATTATTGCCACTGCACCAACACCACTCATCATGATGGCTCCTACGGCGGCTAAAACTCCAACCAATCCTAATAGTGCTAATCCTGCCTTTCCTAAATCACCGAAACTAACTTCTGCAAATTCTTGTAATGCTTTGGCAGTCACGAATAGTGCGGCTGAAATAATCAACATGGCTGCGGCTCCTGCTAGTAACTTTTTAGGATCCATTTTTTCTACGAAACCAAAAGGACTACCACCTTTTCCACCACCACCTTTATTGGATTTGAATCTCATATCAGGCTTTCCACCCTTAGTCATGGGGCTTCCACCACCACCACTAACTTTAGACATTAAACCGGAACCTAACTTTCCTACACTACCGATTATATTCTTAATACCAGATAGCATACCACTTAGTAAGTTCTTTTTGAGAAGTAGTGCTGCACCTGCTGCGAACATCAGTACATCACCCAACCCAACACCAAGTACATTTGCCTTATTGAGAACTTCTAATACCTTTCCAAATAATACCAATACACCACCTATTACTCCTGCTATTAGTATGAATGGTGATAATAATCCGATGACAAGAGGAATCATTGCTTTGAGTGAACTTGCCAACTGAACTCCTAATTTACCTAATTGTTCCATGGCTCCTGCTATCAAGTCTCTCTTCTTCTTCTCAGATTCAGTCATACTGTTGAGTTTATCTTGGTTGGTTACCATCTTGGATAACTCACCTACTGATACACCGAAGGCAGCTGCTAATTTTTGTCTTTGTATTACATTCATGGACTCGAACTCTGCCGCACTTCCAATCTGACTTACAATTTCTTTTTGCATACCTTCCAAATCACCAGCCAATGCTAATCGTCTTGCCTCATCGGTATTTATTGTTTTACCCGTCAACATACTGGCTTCCATCTGAGCGTTTATGGAACCTTCAAAATCTAATAAATTTTCTGCCATCTTGGCTGTCGTGGCCATATCAATACCAAGTTTTCTTGATGCTATCGCGGCCTTGGCCATATTTTGACCACCTTCTTGAGCGAATTGAGCGAAGGTGTCCATGTCTGAGGCCATATCTTCGATTATTGCGGCTGGTGCTACACCATTCTGTCTGGCAAGATGTCCAACACTCTCTAATTGTGATATTGCCGCTTCACCACTTGCACTTCCTACCGCTTGCATGGTTGCCATCAACTTTGAGGCAGTTTCACCCCCAACTCCAAAGTTTGCGTTTAGTGATGCCATTGCTGTAACGGTTTCTTGTGTTACTTGACTAACACCACCAAGATTCTCTTGAATTCCTTTTGTCATAGCTGACACATCTTCAGCTGATACACCCAACATCTTGAACTGCATGGCTGCAGTATTGGTGATGTTCTGTAGTTTGGCGGCCTCCATTGTGGTCACGCCTAATTCTTTTCTCGTCTCCATAGTTCCACCATAAAACATATCTATGGCTTTCTTGGCTAACATGAATACTGCTACGATTGCAAGTGCGGGTCCTAACATACCACCCATCATTGCATTTACTTTTCCAAATCCACCTGCTATCGCGTCAACGGCCTTACCACCTGCCTTTTGTACATTACCTAATGCCATCTTAAAACCCATTGGATTGTTTGGGTCAAATGCTGCCGCTAAAGATTTTCTTGAGTTTTCAGCAAAACCTGATATAGCTCCATCGAGATCCATATAGTCTGATATAAACCCACCCATCGGCATTGACTCTAATATACCCTTGAACTTCTCAAATGGTCCTACTAACTCTTTTGTTGCTGACTTGGTTAGTAAATCAACCCTCTTTAAGTTCTCAGCCTTTCCTTTTAACGCACTAATGGTATCTTCTGTTGCTTTTAATTCTGCCTTTAGACTTGCCACTATTGCTGGGTCTTTGACCGTATGTATCATTGACATCAAGACCTCTCGTTTAGCGTTTGCACTTTTTCCTAATGATTCCAAACTTGATTCCATGGCTGATAAATTAAATCCATCTGTTCCAATCTCTTCGTATTGTTCTGCCAAACCTGTAGCAAGGTCAAATGATTCTTGTTGCATATCCCCAAAGTCTTTGAAATGATTACCAACCTCTGCTAATTTATTTTCGGTCATACCATAAACATCTGATAGAATCTTACCATCTGCTGACATATTATTCTGAAATGAAGAAGCCTTTTTAAAGTTTTCTTGTATACTTGTGGATAAGGATGATATGGCTTGGTTGGCATCAGCCTGTCTCATAGCCTGTTTGGTTAGATTTTGAGTTAGACCACGAAGTTTAAGATTTCTTTTGTAGGCCTTATCTTGTTCTTCGTTATGTGTCTTCTGAACTCCTTTTCTTTTATCTTCGAGTTCACCAATTTTGGTTACTGAAGCTTTAGCCTTTTCAAGAGATTTGAGTTGAGCCTTGTACTCCCTTGTCCCTTCTTTGAGGGCTTTGAGTGCTTTGTTATTCTCAACAACCAGCTGTTTAGCAGCTTTGAGTTGGTCTCTTACATCTTCAGCCATAATTTATTAATATGTAAGGTTTTTATTTGCTTTATTTGCTTTTGCTAAAGACTTTTTCATTCGTTTGAATGATTTATCAACTTGTTTTGCCTGTTTTTTAACATCATCAGGTATACCCATCTTATCTATTTGGTTAATTTTACCTTTGAGTATAAAATTAAGTATACTTGATGTAATGCCTTCAACAAGTTGCTGTTCTGTTAACTTTTTAGATGAGGCCATTGTCATCTCCTTGTGTGTTTTTTTTGATTTAAATCGAATGGTATAACTCAATAATAAATATCAAATTAAGGAAAAATTAACGGCCTCTTGTGATACCTGGTCGAGAAACTCCACCCTTTTTCTGTGCCTTGTCCATCTGTTTCTTTTCTTCTTTATAGAATAGTTCAGCCTTTTTAATGTAATATCGGCGCAAATAGGTTGGCATCTCATATACTTCTGTATGCGTAAATCCCCCCTTCCCATGAAAACAAAGGGAGAATATTTGGTCGTGTATCGCGGGCCTATCTTCTGCCCGCAGGCCAAAAAAACTCGACATTCAATGGAATATCCATATCGTGAACATCACCTGTAGCCTCACTTACAAAAGTAAATGACATATCTACATCAGGTGTAATTTCTCTAAGATATTCTCTTAATGCCAATGAATCCCTTGAAAGTAGTTCGTAATCCACGAATTCATTGATTCGTTTTAGAGTTTGGTCTCCATCTACACTCGTGATTGCCTTTTTCAACCTCGTTGTGATTTCACTCGTCACTCCACTACCTTTTTGGAACTTCTTCAAAGCCTTTAACTCCTCATCGACTAATTTTTCGTCCTTATGAGTTAATAACTTAAAGGTGATTTTTACCTTTGAGGCTGGTAAATCGAATTCAAACTCATTCTTTCTATCCTTGAATAACTTCTCATCAATTTCCTTATCCTCTAACTTTGTTAAGTCAAAGGTTTCCTCTTGCTTCTCACCTGAATCTGGATCTTGGATTGAAACTGTATAGTCCTTTCCGTATCCTAATATTCGTGTTGCCATCATTACAGCGTTCTTGTCACCCAATAATAAATCATCGAGTTTTACGCCATCTTGAATTATTACACTTTCCATTAACTTATCCAAAACGATTCCTTTTTGAATAAGAGTTCGAGAAGTCAAAATGTCTTCTTCTTTGGCTGTCATGTATTTTATTTCAATTTGCCCACCACTTAATGGGTGTTCCTTTGGATACAATAAACCTTTAGAAGGCAGACTAACGACTTCTGTAGGAAACTTGCGTTTCTCTCCAGCCATTGTTTTCTCCTAAACTGAGTTGTTTATTTGTGATTAAAACCTCACTTTTTGCTATAACAAGTTGCCAGACCTATTATAATTTTTTACTCCTTAGAGTGATTAGAATTGTAGTATTGCGTAATCGTATCTTAGAGTTAATGTGATATCAACTGGGTCTGTAGCGTTAGCCCAATCTAAATCACCGAATGATGCGTTAGATATGTAAGCTCCTTTTAAAGTCCATTCTTCGACTTTGTCACCTACAGGTCCTAACACATTAAAGGTTACATCTTTTTTGTAAAAGTCTGAATACCCATCTCTACCAGTAACGGACTCATGAGATAATCTCACCCATTCCATTACGGCTTGTGCTCCACTTGGAACAACTGGGTCGTAAAGTGTTATTTCTAATTCTTCCCAACTTCCCTTACCTTTTATATACCTCTTCACATTGATGTGGTCGAGTTCGATGGTCTCGAAAGCTATGGTTGGTCTGTTCGCTGTTTTAATCAAATAAGAAGGGATACCCTCAATGTACATGATGTATCTGTTCTTCGTCTTTGGTTCAAACGGTGTGAACATTATTTCTGACGGATCTAATAAGTCTGGCATTTCATTTCTCCTAAATTAAGAATCTTTATTCATATATAAATATAAGGTTAACCAAAAAAACACTCAAATGTATATTTTATATTCTTAGAAGTTTTATTGAAGTTTTATTCACCATGGCAATAAAAAACCCCACAAAAGAGTGGGGTTTTCTATATATGTACTCCCTAATTATGCTGGGAATGTTGCTCCAGTTGGTAAGACTACGAAGTCCAACACAATGAATTCAGCTGTTCTTGTAGGTTGTATGAATATCTGACCAACCAACTGATTTCTGTCTATGACATCAGGTGTGTTGTTGGTATCATCCATAACAACTCTAAACGCGGATAAACCACTATTAGCTTGAACTGACTCTAAGAAAGGATTCACAATGTTTAGGAATCTGTTTCTTGTAGCAGATGTGTTTTGTTCGAATACTAAGAACCTTGAAGATGATGCGATGAACTTCTTCAATCTGATTAATAGTCTTCTTACATTGACTCGGTCAAGTGCTGAAGGACGACCTTGTAAGGTCTTCTGTCCCCATACACATACACCTTGTCCAGGAAAGGATGCGATTGGGTTGACTCTTGCTTCATACAACTCATCTCTTTCGGCGTGTGTCAATCGAGTTTGAGCTTCTGTTACGGTTGTCAATCCACCACGATTCAATCCAGCTGGTGCGAACCATTCGTGAGCTACCCTATCGGTAAATGCGATAGTTCCAGCTAATACTACTGATGGTGGAACCCATACAGGTAGGTTAGTGTTTCTATCTCTTATCTTTACCCAAGGATAATAAGTAGCTGCGTAATTCGTGTCGAGTGCTTCAATTGCTGCTGTTGCTTGACTAATTGTATCTTTATACTTTACAGAATCTAAGATATAAAAAGTATCACCTCTCTCTTCAGATTTTTGAATAGCGTGATTGGTAATACTTGAGTGTAGTCTATGAACAACACCAGGAGTTACTAACATATTGATATCAAATTCATCAGGATTACTGACTGCGTTAATACCTTTTTTATATGCTGTGTATCCATTAGCAGATGTTGAAGAAATGTCAAATCCCATTGTATTAGCTGATGTAATACTATCCGCAGTTAACTTTGGATTTCCTGGATTATCTCCATCGTAACCACCTTGAAATGGGACTACGAATTTCCTCTGTGCGACTGCTGATAATGCTAAAGTAATCTTTTCACTTGCATCTGAGAATTGACTACCTAATAGACTTGCATCAGCATGTCCACTAAAGTTTTCAATACTCATTGTTGTGTGAGAACCATTACCTGCACTTGTTGGAATAGGTGACAAGTATTGTTCAGCATCTTTGTTCTTATAGTCATGCCCGTAAAATACATTTTGGTCAAATGCACCTTGTGCGTTGGTCTGAGCTGATTTGAACTGCCAAACAGGAACTAAACTTCCACCAGCATTTGGATTACTGATTGCCGCGTGTCCCATTGGAACTAATGTCTTTGGAACCGCTCCATTTGCTATCTCAGTAAAATCACTTACATAGATGTGTTTGGAACGATTATCCCAATCACCATTGTATGTTAGTTTTCCATTAGCATCAATTGTGACATATCTATCTCCTATCCTTCTAGCGAAATAATTTGCACTTTCAGGATCGAAGTTTAGATTATCAAATTGTTCTAATATATTATCAGTTGTTAATCCATTGTCATTCAAACCAGTCTGTCTGACTTGAAGTGAAAATGAACCATAATCACTACCTGCAATAGTTCCAGCTTTCTTAATACTCAATATTGCTATCTTAAATTTATTATTAACATCCGTTCCATGTGAACGAGTATTAACTTTAAATAAATTAAATCTAGCGTTATTGACTAACTGAGACTGAATTGAAGGTGTTGATGCGTGAGCGTAAGCTGCACTTGTGAAGTCTGCGGTTCCGTAAGTTCCAGTTGCTACAGATGCAGTTGTATTTGCTAAAGTCACATAGTTATACAATGTTGGTAAATTACTCAAATTGGATTTGTAACTCTTATACAAATACACAGGAACTGTATCGAGTCCTGACTTTTGAACTTGCGGGTCTTTTGAGAATATATTCTCATAAAAGTCCGCACTTTGTGTGTTAAACGAAACTAAGTAAGATTTATGTGAGCCTGTTCCAATTTTTGCTCCAAAATTACTACCACTAACATTCAAAGTGAATTTTGTATAATCACCTCCATGTAGAGTAGGATTTTTAGTTACTGTGACTCCATCTAATCTCACGGTTCCGTTCGAACCACCTCTCGATGGTGCTAGAACAAAACCCATAGAACCACTGGCTGCTGGCATTGATGAACCACTCTGTGTGCTTCCAGTAATACTGACTTGAACAAAGTCAGCAGAGTAGCCTCCAGTATTAAGAACTCGGACAATCGTTACTTGTCCAGCACTCCTTAAATATTGCTCTACGGCGTAAGGTGTGTAAATATTCTTGTTTGTAGACCCAAACATCTCTTCGAACTCAGAAAAGCTTGAAACCATAGTAGGAACGAAAGCAGGACCTTTTACGGTAGGTCCTACGATAGCTGCTCCGATTTCTGCTATTCCTTGTGGTAAAAATGAAAGGTCACGCTCGCGAGTAAATACACCCGGTGAAACGATTCTTTCTGCCATTAATTATCTCCCAATTTATTTATTTCATGAAATGAATAACGATTGGTCATTGACCAAATTTCTGTTAATTATAAATATAGCCCAAAAATCCCAAACGATTATTTTGAGAAGTTTTTTTAACCTATTGCTCTTTTGTTGAAGTGAAGACGCCCGTAGATGGGTCAAGATTACCTGGCCCATATTTTTCGTTTAATTCCTTAACAAGAGTTTGTTCAGATTGTTGAGTAGTTGTATATTCCTTTTCCAAATTCTCCTCAGCTCCATCTAAAGCATCTAACTCCTGTTGAAGTAATAGTCTTCTTACTCTGACTTGACCAAATTGTGTTGAAATTGCACCATATCTTTGCTGTAAATCACCTAATGATTTTAACTCATCTTCTGTGAATTTAACCTCATCAGTTTTCTCTTCAACTTTTTTAGCCAATTTGGATTCTTCTGTAACTGCCATAACTTTTCTCTCCTTTATGAGTTTTATATAACATTATATAAGTATGTGATTATTTGTTCAAACAATCACATTTTTGCTTAATATCTTCTATCTCTTGTTTCAATTCTTTGATTGATTCCACCAATACAGGTACTAATTTAGCGTAATCTACAGCTAAGTGCTTCTCTCCTTCATTCTCTCCTATGGA